GACACAGACGATTTCGTCAACGAATTCAGGACCACAGAACGTTAATGGTGTTCACCATTGTGGTGAATTCGGAAACTCTGGCGTTGATGCATACAGCGATGGCACTTTAAGTCACGTATACAACAGATATAGTGGCACCATTGATGTTAAACATTATTTAAATGCTTGTGCTATCAATAGCGACCACTCTAATAGAAGAATTGTTTATATTTTATATAACGGTGTTGTTCGTGCTGTAGATAGATTGTATGGATCATATCATGTTCCTATGCAAAACACAGGAGACTTTTCTGTTCCTAGTTTAAATGCTAACATGAAGGGAAGTGCTAGTTACCATGCTGGTAGAAAAGAATTAACAATTGTAAGTTATGTTACTTCCGGTGGCAGTTTTAACTGCTACACATATCAGAACGTAAACTTTGATTTATATCCTGATCCTTATGTTGCTTTAAACAGACCTGAAGTAGTTCGTGTTGATGCAACATTAAGTTTGGCTAGCAGTTGGCAAAATAATAGTGGCGATGCGATTTACAACTTAAAACCAATTACAACAGACAACGGAAACGTTTACGTTACCGTATTCTGGGAGAGTGTGTCTTTTGGTTTGTATAGATTTACACGTTCTGGTACTTCTGCTATTACTGCAACTTATATACAGGCTCTATCCACAACAACAGCATATGGTACAGATCAAGGCATATCATATGGCCAGAGATCAATCACTTCTAGAGATGGTACTTCTGTGGCAACATTCTGTCCATATTATTATTATGGTTCTGGCATTAAGTGTTATATGATTGATAAAACAAACAATACATACACATCATATTCACAAAATGGTACAACGTACGGACTTATTTGTTTGCCGTATGGAGATTCTAGTTGGCTTTTTTGGTATAACGGAAATAATTATGCAAGTAACTATAGTGGCGGGTCTGCGGCCGCTCAATATATTAAACAAAGTACCGGAGGTTTTATTACTCAAAATGGATGTTATTATGTCCCATATCACACCGGACCAAACACAACAAACTATCCTGGAATGACACAAGTTGTTGACTATATGTTATTACCATCACACATGTTGGGTGCTAAAAACACTTAATCTTAATTTAATTTAAACAAAAAGAGGAACTTAAAATGAAAATTTATTTTTACACAGAAACTGAAGGTCATGTGATGGATTTTGCTTTTCCAGAAGACGAACCAAAACATGCTATTGCATCATTCGAATTGGCTGAAGGTCAATCTAGACTTGATGTTAGATATAAATTAGAGAATGGTGCATTGGTTGATGCTTATCCAGGAAAGACTGATGAAGAAGTTTTTGCTATTCTTCATCAAGCCGAAGTTAAAGCGGCAGAAGACTTGGCTAAGCAACACGCAGAAGCACAAGCGTAATAATACAATTCGTATTATAACAAAAACCCACCTTCTTGGTGGGTTTTTTATTTTCCGCCCTATTATAAATAGAAGATGAAATTCATTAAGGGGCAAAGTAAATGAGTACAAGCAAACCAGCATCAAGAGAAGAATTAAAAGAATTCTGCCTTAGAAGATTAGGTGCGCCTCTCCTAGAGATAAACGTAGCAGACGAACAAGTTGAAGACTGCATAGAGATGGCATTTTCATATTACTACGATTATCACTATGACGCAACAGAAAAAGTCTATCTAGCACATCAAGTTACACATACAGACATTGACAATAAGTATCTTTCAATAGATGATTCTGTCATTGGTGTAATCAATATTCTTCCATTAGGTAACAGTTATTCCACAAACAATCTATTCAATTTGAGATATCAGATTGCATTGAACGATTTGTTCGCTTTCAATACAGGTCCTTTTGCACCATACTACATGGCATTGCAGAACGTTGCTTTAGCGGAAGAGTTGTTTGTTGGTAAACAAGCGATTCGTTTTCAACGTCACTCTAATAAACTTTATGTAGACATTGCTTGGGGAGAAAAAGTTCTTCTTGACGAATACATCATTATTGAAGCGTATCAAAAAATCAATCCAGACACATACACAGATATGTACAATGATAGATGGCTTCAAAGATATACTACAGCACTCATTAAAAAACAATGGGGTGAAAACTTGAAAAAATTTGAAGGCATTTCTATGCCAGGCGGAGTTTCTTTTAACGGGCAGAAGATATATGACGAAGCGGTTGACGATATTCAAGCCATGGAATCAGAAATGATTAGTTCATATTCACTACCTGTTACTGATATGATTGGCTAACCATGGCACGTAATCGTTATTTTAACCAATATGCTTTTGTAAAGCAAGAGCAAAAACTAATTCACGATTTAGTATCTGAGGCTATAAAGATTTATGGCGTTGATGGATATTACATTCCGAGAACACAAGTTAACTTGGATAAAATTTATGGTGAAGATGAATTAGTAAAATATGTAGATGCATTGTCTATGGAAATGTATGTCAAGAGTTTTGACGGCTTTCAAGGACAAGAAGATTTTTTATCTAAGTTTGGTCTTCAAATTGATGAATCGATTACGTTTCTTGTTGCACAGCACAGATTCATTGAATCACTCAAGCCACTAATCAATACTGAGTATGGATACAATATTCGACTTGAAGATGATGGATATCTTATAGATACACAGTCTTATGACTACACAGATATTTTAAGACCAAGAGAAGGAGACTTGATTTGGATTCCTTTGCTTGGTTACATGTACGAAATTAAATTCACAGAGAACATCGAAAACTTCTATCAATTAGGTGACATATACACATTCGAAATGCGTTGCGATAGATTTGAATACTCCAGCGAAAAACTTGATACTGGTGTTGCAGATATCGATGCACTCGAAGACACATACAGTTTTTCTACTGATAACATTGAAAAACTATTGGATGAAGTAGATAGCATGATTTTTGCATTAGAAGATGGCACTAGACTTCTTGCAGAAGGAGAAACAGTTCTACCATTTGAAGTTGCCGCAGATAATACATCAATTGGTCAAAAAATTATTGATGAAGATGTTATCGACTTCTCAGAGAAGAATCCATTTGCACTTACAAGGACTTATTAAATATGATGTTCGGTCACGATTTTTACCATGGTGCGTTAAGGCGTTATGTCATTATGTTTGGAAACTTGTTTAATGAAATTCAAGTCGAAAGATATGATAGCGATGGAAATAAACAGCAAACAATCAGCGTTCCCATTGAATATTCGCCTAAGCAGAAATTTGTTCAGCGTGTTTTGGGTGATCCAACATTGAATCGTCCACTTGCTGTTACTCTTCCTAGAATGGGGTTTGAGTTTACTAGCATTACATATGCACCACAAAGAAAATTAAATAGCGCACATAAAATTGTAAAGGGCGTAGATGTTGGTGGAAATGATTTTAATTATTCATACACACCAGTACCATATGACATTAACTTCTCTCTATATGCATTAGTTAGATATGCAGAAGATGGTACGCAAATTGTTGAACAAATTATTCCGTTCTTCACACCAGATTGGACAGTCACTATGAAATTGATTCCTGAACTAGGAATAAATATGGACATACCAATTGAATTAAATAGCGTAAGCGTAGATGATTCATACGAAGGTGACTTTGATGGACGTAGAGTTTTATCTTGGCAGATGGACTTTACTGTTAAGGGATATCTATTTGGACCTAGCAGAAAGTTCAAGTATATCTCAAATGCTGAAGTTAATACATTTATTGATACTGGCATCGTAAACGTACAAACATTTGACGGCGATGAAAACTTTACTGTAACTGAAACTAAAACAAACGGCATATAATGAAAAAAACTGTTGATGATAAATTGAATGACATATTTGATGTGCAAGGTAAGATTGTTGAACAAGCACTACCCGCAGTAGTGGAACAACCAAAAGATATTGCTGGCGCACCGAATGATGATTCTATAGATGCCGACTATGAATATGCAAGAGAGAATCTAAAGTCATTCATCGAACAAGGTAAAATTGCTATGGAAAACATTATCTTTTTAGCAAAAGAAGGTGAGTCTCCAAGAGCATATGAAGTTGTTGGTCAATTGATTAAAACATTATCAGACACTAACAAAGATTTGTTAGACTTAGGCAAAAAAGTAAAAGAGTTAAAGAGTAAAAAAGATGATACGCAACAACCACAGCACGTAACGAATGCATTGTTTGTTGGTAGCACAGCAGAATTACAGAAACTAATTGGTAAGAGATGACTACAAAATCCTATCTAGGAAATT